CCAGCCGTAATTGGATCTACACTTGCCGTATATCTCATTTCTCGTTTTGCAGTAGTTTGTTCTGAGGATGCAATATCCACCTGAACTTTTTTGATAAGTCCATCTGTTGTTTCTGATATTGGACCAAAAAGATAAGTTTTTGCAGTAAAACTTAAAGTATAGATTAAAGCCCTTCTCTCAGAAAAATCCCCCTCATAATCATCTTGAAATGAAATGTTATCTAATACAATTGGAATATCCCTTTTTTCCCCAATAGATGACACCAAATCTACAGAGACATTATAGGAAGGTTGAAAATATGGCAATATTTGCTCCACAATTTGTAAAGCATCATCATTTAGTTTAGTTAAAATATTCAATTCAAAACCAATATTATATGGAATTGGCATAAAAACTCTTTTCAAATTTGTCCCATCAGACGCCTTAAAAGTTTGTGTTACTCCAACTTTTCTTGTCGCATCATAATTTATTGATGTCATTTCAAACGACATTCTTGGTAAAGTCATTTGAACAGATTTATTTAAATCTGGTTGTTGTTCCAATCTTGCAAGAAATTTTTGTACAGGTCCATATGCTAAAGGAACTTTAATATCGCTAAATGTTGAATTATTTGCATCACTATGCTTTATATTCAATTGGTTAAATAATGAACCAAAAGATATTATGGTTTTTCTAATAATTTCGTGATAGTAATAAGTTCCTAACATTTATACACGCCAAATGGATTTGATTCTGTAAAGTCTAAAATCAAGTCCGATTCAGTCTTGATTTCTTCGTTTTGTCTGTATTTATCTGTAGTAGTATTTGATGAAGATGTAGTAGTATGATACTTTGCTCCAGATTTATATCCTGTAATAACTTCTCCTGGATAAAAATCTCCAGAAAGATTTGAGACCTGAAGAATTCCTGTGGTTGCATTCCACCTTTTAACTCTTGCTGTTGTTCCTGAAATAGAACCTGTGACAACCTCATTCAACCAGAATGAACCTGATCCAACTGTAGAACCTGTACCAATTGTAACAGTTGGTGCTTCAGTATATCCTGTTCCGGGATTTGTTACATAGATACTTGATATTGATGCGCCAGATCCAACCACAGCTTGACCTGATGCATTAGAACCTCCTCCACCAGTAATAGTAACTGTCGGTTCAATTGTATATTTTGTACCATAATTTGTCATATTAAATGCAACAACACCGGTTTCTCCTACACCAACTGAACAAGATGCTTTTGCTCCTGTACCAACACCAGTGATTGTTATTGTTGGTGCTTCAGTGTATCCAGTACCGGCATTTGTAATTGCAATTCTATCTATGGAATATGTACCAGCGATACAGGTTGTAATTGCTACAGCTGTAGCCGTTGTAAATCCTGTTGGTGGTGAAGTAAATGTAACTAAAGGTGTTGAAGTATAACCATAACCGTCATTATTTAATACAAGACTTTTCACAAATCCACTTCCAATTGAAGCAGTTGCAGTTGCGGTAGTTCCGGCAGATACTAATTTTAAATCGACAATATATCCTTTGTCTTGAACAGTTTCGTCAACAGAGTCAATGCTTGTATCTATAATTTCATCTTCATATTCGAAAAGTTCGCATTGTAATTCATATACGTAGGTATTTCCTAATTGATAAAAAGGTTTTTCATGCTCAACAAATTTAACCTCAAATAATCTTTGTCCCAAAGGAAAAAATATTAAATCACCTTCTCTAGGTCTCGATGCCAAAATAATTTCATCAGAATCTTCCGAAGCTAAAAACGGGGATATAAAATCCTCAAATCGTTCTTGTGAGATTGTTAAAGATAAATCATCTCTTAAACTAACTCCAAATTTTGTTAATAAATCCCCAGAACCAGTATATCCATCATATGTATTGACATAAGCTTCTAAAGCAAAAGAATCATCATATTTTGAGGATTGTATTTCTTCAATAATCGTTTTTCTATTTACGATTTTTCTAGGTAAATAAATTACTTCGACACCATATATTTTAAGTTGCTCATTTATTAATTCTTGAATTAATCTTTGTTCTGATGGAGAACCTTGTAAAAAGAAAGGATTTAAAGCCATTATCCAATAAAATCTAAGGGTGGAATTTCATAATCTGATTTCATCTTCGCCTTTATTTCTTCTATTTCTCTAACAGCATCTTCATATATTTCTCTTCCGTTGAGTTCAATTCCTCCAGGAAGTTTTACACCTCTAAATTTAATTAAATTTTGACCCCATTGCCTTTTAATTAAAGATGTTAAATATGGTTTTATAAAACTGTCATTATAGACATTAGTAAAAGTATTTGGATCTAAAATTCTATAACATTCAATAACAATAAAATTATCGGCAGTTTGAGATGACCAATCAATATCCAAATATAACCTATTTTGTTTTTTATTAAATCTAATTTGCTTATCAGTTGTAAGTAGATAATCTATATCTTCCAAATAAGACTTTACCATTGAATATTGAATCAATTCAACAGAATTGAAATAATATAAATCATTTAAAAATAATTGATATTTGATACTGAACATTCCTCCAGATATTGAACTAGTATCAAACTTAAATACCTTATCTATGCCAACTATAGAATCTGGTACTTGAATATAATTTGAAGTTTCATAAACATTAAAGGATGTTGACTCTGTTGATGTTGATGTCGTAGTTACAATTCCGACACCATCAGTTCCGCCTGCTTTACCCCTATCAATATCTTCTTGTGTTATTTTGTACTTGAGATACATTTTTTCAATACCATCAAAATGATGCTCATGAAAATATTGTAGTGCATCATCTACCAAGTCATCTACTTGATCATCATCAACATTTATTTCTAATACTGGGGCACCAAGCCTCCTTAGACAATAATCTATAAGTTGCTGTCTGGTACTTGGTTTTGCCATTAAAATTCCCCAGAATTATCGGAATTACTTAATTTTTGAGAATGGGATGATTTTTTAGATTTTAGTTTTGAATTTTCACTCTTTAAAGATTCATTTTCGGCATTTAAATTTTCTAACATCTGAGAAAGAGATAGATTCTTTGCTTCCAGTGCAACCACCTGAGTGAACAAATCAAAAGATTTTTTCTGATATACCGAAAGTAAAGGTTTTAAATCAATTTCATTCATATTATCCCATCCGTATTTATATTTTATTTATTAAATTCAAGCAAATGTTCCACAATCTATAACTATATTTTGCAATTCTCTTTGAGAACTAGTGGTGTTATAAGTTATAACATCTTCTCCTGTTCCATCCGTATCTGAAACAACAAGAGAACCTACTTCGACATCTGCATATGTAGATATTGTGATAACTGAATTTGACTCCGATACTTCGCTAGCAAGAACTAATCTGGCAACAGAATCATCATAAAATACTGCTGCTTTTTTTGCGCCACCATCAAAGTAATGCATCAATAATCCAATATCATAATTTAAATCCGAAGTTGGAGCTACCAAATCCCCATTATCATTAATTAGTCCAACCTCAATTAAACTATCCTCAACCTTTAAAGTTTCTGTATTAACAATTGACTGTCCTCCAAGAACTGAAAGATTTCCTGTAACTGTTAAATTTGAAGTAATTCCAACACTACCGCTTGAATCTTCAATTGTAATTGCAGCTGTACCATCTTTTGCTTTAACATTGGATGCTTGAACTGTAGTAACAATAATTGTATCTGGTAAACCTATAGTTACTGTTTGATTAGAAACACCTACCTCAATTTCACTAGAAGTTCCACTAAATGTCAAATTTTGAGATATTAAATCTATAGATCCGGTATTAGTACCATCACTTACACCAAGTGTTCCTGCAGATGATCCAGGAACTACTATGGCATTACCCATATAATCATGAGCACTGCATTGATAATATAAAATTGGTGGAGTAGAATCCGTTATTTCAATTTCGGTATAAGCACCCGCTTGTCCAGGAGTACCAACTACAGATACTCCGATACCATAAGATGTAGTTTTATCTGCTTCTCTGTAAAATAATAATGGATGAGTAGCATTGGAAGTATGACTTTGATCAAACTTATATTTTCTACCTGGTACAAGAGTGATAAATGGACTTTCTTCACCTTCTATTCTATACTTATTAGTAGAACCGGATCCATTATATCTATCAGCGTCATTTTGAGTACCAACAGTAACCTCATAAGTTAAGGTTCCTCCAGCACCAACTGCTCCAAATTGATATTCGTAATCTAAACCATGAGTTCTAGTTACTGCCCATTTCTGTGTTGTAGAACCTAAGTCGTAGGTATTGTCAACAGACGGTACTAAACTTGAAATAAATTCTCCAGCAATATTAATATCATCAGTATCAGCATCACCAATTCCAATAGTTCCTCCCTGGAAAGTTACATCTCCGACAAATGTTGATGTTCCAGAAACTCTTAAATTTTTATTGGCATATAAATCGCCAACAACTATGGTATTTCCTATTTGTGACTGATCCGTAAATATAAATGTCTCATCAGATGCTGCAGCCAAGGAAACTTGACTCATTACAACTTCGGAATCACCAATACTTTGTACTTTGGTTCCTAAAGATACAATTCCATCAATTTCTTGAATAGAATCATTTACACTAATATTAGATGTTGATATTCCAGTAATTGTACTTATACCAGCGCCACTTATATTACCAGTTCTAATTAATACGTCAGTTGATCCAGGATCAATAATAAGATTACTAGGACCTGAAATTACAGACGCTTCTTCATCACCATTATGAATGGATACGCCAATTCCAGTAGTTAAGAATTTTTCACTACCATTATTATAGAGATGAGTTGGTCCGTCATCATCGAACCTTGCTATTGTCCCACCATCAATACCTTTTATTCTTACATAACCATTGTTAGGTGGTTGAATATTAATATCTCCACCACTAACACCAGCAGTAATATAATTTGTATTCGCATCAAATCCTGCAAGAGCAGTATTATGGAAAATTTGAAGATCACTACCTTCACCAAATAATAATTTGGCATTATCATCAAATTTAAATGTATTATCAGATTCTGTCCATGTAACATTATAATTAGTGCCATTAAATGTTACAATACCACTAAAAACTGGGTCAGATAATGACAAATCTCCTGGGCTTACCCAACTTAAAGTACCGCTACCATCAGATGTCAGCACATCTCCAGATGCTGTGGCATCAGAAGTTGGTAATGTATATGTTATATCCGCGTTCAGAGTTGCTGGGGAACGTAATGCGACATAATTAGCTCCTCCGGCATTAATACTCTCTATCAGACGAACTTCAGATCCAGTTGTATTTGCTTCACGATTCCAATATCTACTACTACCAAAAAATTTCTGATTATCAGCAGTTCCGTCTAAACCAATATAAAAATCATATTTATCCGTAGTAAATCCCGGTTCTCCCGCTTTAAAAGATGCAACACCAATATTTTCTGATGCACCTCTTTTAAACTGTAATACTGGTGTTGCCATTTGATTTTTTTATCCTTTTAATAGTTAAAATTTTTTTTTTTTATAAAATTATAAACTCAAAAAGAACCATAATCTACAGCATTATCTATTGTACCATCTGTCAAATCTAATACATTTGATGGTTGAACATGTACATATTCGTTAGTATTTACATCATACATTACTAAAGTGGGTTGAGACTCTTGATTGACTCTACCATCAATATTCATATCTGATATGTCTTCCAATTTTATTTGGGTGACAATTGTTGGAATTGGTTTTATTACATTTTGTTGTCCCAATCTAACCGTAACAGAAGGATTTATTACCTTTGCTACTTTTATTTCAGACATTTCTAGTTACTCCCTCTCTTACTAATGCCATTCCTTCCACCACTCTAGTAGTTACATTTTCGGTATTTGTGATCAAAATGTCATAAACATATCTACCAGACTTTAATGCAGATGTTTGCTCCGAAGTCAATTCAATTTTTATTTGCCCTAAAGAAGCATTGTGAAGAGATGATGAAAATGTAGTAACACCGCTACTTGAATAATGTTTTCTCATTTCTGAAGTTACACCATAACCAACCAAATTTAAAGCTGAATTTGATGCATTTTCCAAAGTAAATACTTGAGAAAAATCTGCCCCAGAATTTATAGTAAGATTACTTACATAAACTGACATAGCGATATACTAATATTTTTAACTATTTATATTTTTAATGATTATTCATAAAATTATGCATTAATTTTTTTAGGTCATTCAATTCTTTTCTTAATTCATTCAATTCCTTCTTTTCATCATATTTTTGTTCTCTTAAACTAATATAATTTTGATAATCAACTGAACTGCAATTTATTATTGCGCCAGTTTTTTCATCTCTGTAAAGATTTTTATGACCTTCTACTTTTATCATGCTAATGCAATAGTTCTAATATCTCTAATACTTGGGGAATCTGATTGACTCTTATTTGTAAAAATAATTTTTATTGTGAATCCAATAAATTGATCAAGTCCATCAATCGAGTACTCATACTCAAGATATTGATTTTGTAGACTTGAAGGTACAAATAAATCAGATCTACCACTATTTTTAGCAGAATCGACTACTGTCAAATTTCCTGCCTGAGTTCTCTTTAAATTATCATATCCTGGGAATAAAATAAATCCATCATTATTAGATTCATTATTCTCTTTATTAAGTCTGTAAAGAACTCTAATTTCAGAATTTTCAGGTCTATATGCAGTTAATAATACTTTCAATGATGTAGCAGCATTTGCTAGCGAAATTTCATTTGAAACATAAACTGAAGAATGCGGATCTTCAAAAATAGAATTGACTCTTGCATCTGATGCAAAATCCGAAATTGGATTATCAATTCTACTACAAATAAGATTTATTGATGAAGTATTTGTATAAATGATGGGAGAAAGATTTTCATTAGTAGATGATCTCTTTAAATTAATAGCAGATGTTAAAGATCTATTTCTAGGAATATTTGTCAATCTACTGTTTTGATTGTCTCTAGAAGTTATCATTCTGAGAGAAGATAACTTATTTCTAACTCCTATTTGAACATTTTCAAATCCCTTGTCAATGAAAGGAGTTTCTGTTCCATCAATACTTGTTCCAGTAATTGTTCTGATCGATGCTGTAGTTGATGTTGATGGTGGAACATAGACATCAAACTGAGGTTCTATTTCTCCATATATTATATTTTCTGTAGCTCTGACATTAGAACCCCCCAGAGTTTCGTCAGAATTGAATGATAATCTAGTATGATCTGCAGTATCTTCAGTTCTTCCCTCCATATCAATTTTAATTGCATATCCATCAATATTATTGTTTAATGTACTTAACCGATGTTTTTTATTAATTCTTCTTAAAGAAACACCGTTCAACTCATATTTCTTAACTGGCGAATTTATTAAATGTGGTTGAATTTTTCCTTCCACAGCTCTACCAGAAATACTTAATGTTCCTTGACCAATTTCATTATATCCAATAATTTCATCTCCAATTTGAACATATCCAATATGTGGTGTACCAACATTTGTCACACTCTTTCCTTCAAATTGAGTGAAGTTAGAAGTATCTCCAACACTTATTGTGGAGGTATTGTCAATATCTAATTTAGAAGTTAAATATGTTGCTTTAACACTTGAATCAACTCTTAACAAAGAAACTGAATTTATACCTGATATACCATTTTCATACATTCCATGATTAAAATGATTTACTAATATATAATCGCCAGTATTTGGTTCAGCTTCAGCAGTTGCTGTAGTTACTGTAGATGCCAAAGATGATATATTGCCATCATTGTTATAAAATTTCAATACCTCATTATTGTCGCCAACAAATGCCTTTCCTGTTCCAACTTCTCCTTGAACATTAGTTAAATATAAAGTATCTATGCCATCAATTTGAGTAATTGTAATTCTGGCACCAGAACCTGATTTGTTAGTTAAACTTGAAGTTACTAACCCAACTATATCACCAATTTTATATCCACTTCCAGCAGTATTTACTACAACAGCAGTACTACTAGTTGGAATTTCTCCATTATCATCTGGAGTTACATCGACTGTTAATCCAGATCCATTTCCAACAATATTGAAAGTCGGTATATTTGTTTGTTGGGCAGTAGGTACATAATTTGATCCTGAAGATATTGAAGTAAGTACGCCATCGCCAGATTTTACTGGAGAACCTATTGCTTCAATAAATCCATATCCATTTAAATTTCCTGCAATTTTTCTTCCAACTGTTATGGAATTGCCAATAGAAAGTTCATCTGAAGTTTCGGTCTTGATACCCAAAACAATCTTTTTGGGTAAAGTCGTAATTGGGTTATTATCCAACTTTCTAGCATTAACTCCCGTAGCATCAATTGTTGGATTATGGAAATATGCTGTTCCCTCAGAAGATGTGAATTGTGCCTTATAAAGAACAATTTTCATATCCTCTTCTTGATCTTCGGTCCAAATAGAACCATTTTGGGATTTGAATAAAGATCCAATAGACCACTGCTTATCATAAACAACTGCATCGGGTGTATTTGCTAAATCCTGAGTTTCTATAGTTACTTCATTTCTTCTAGCAATCCAAACTTCATAATCTGTTGAAGTTTCTGCAACAAGAGTTATTGCATATTCTTTTCCTGGAGCAAGATATGTTGGTTCAAACTTGACATGAGTTGCTACCGATGCAGTTCTTGAAGTTGTTATTTCATCTGGAGTCAGAGTTACTGGTTTTCCAATTACGGTTCTTGTTGGTTTGCCATTTTCCATCGTTCTAATTTCCACTCTAAGTGGAGCACTAGAAGACTTACTTGCAAAGAATATATCTGTACCAACTAAATAAATTCCTTCAGAATCGTCTGATAAAGTTTGATATTCATTTGGAGATTCTATATTTGAACCTACAGAAAATGATTGTGCTAAAGGATCGACAAAATATGTTGTGTGTGTTCTCGTTTGGAATTGTATTTTGCGTGTAATTACTGTAGATTCATATGTTGTTTCTGCATGAGAAATTGCCGTGCTTCCTGGAAGTGGTTTTTCATTAGTTGGACTATTTGTTAGTTTATATTGTACTTTTCCATTTTCAATTCTAGTCGTTGGTGTTGGTATGCCACGGGGATCTCTGATAAAATATGCACCAATTAAATCACCAATTATATCAGAAACTAGTCTGAGATCCTTAACAAAGGCAACAGCTCCGCTTGTCTGACCAACTAATTTTGTGTTGCTATTTGCAGCAATCTTTTTAATAAATCCATAATATTCGGGTTGAGATTGATCTGCTAAAGAAAAAATATCTACGTTCAATACCTTAGATGAAGGTGTGTAAGATGTCACATTTGTAAGATTTTCTGTTCTTACATATGGATTTAAAGAA